TACGATCAAAGTCGGGGGGAGCACATTTGTTTTGCTTTCTTAAACAACCGACACAAGCAAAGATATTTAGAGAATATTTGACAGAGATTGCGAGTGCTCTTGGTTATGCCAAAGCCGAAATCTTTCCAAAACAAGATAGCATCCTCTCTGAGAGGGGCGACGTGGGGAACTTTATCAACCTACCCTATTTTAAATCACAACAAACAATGCGATATGCCTTCGATGACAAAGGTAAAGCCATGAACCTTGAGCAGTTCTTGGATATTGTCGAGAAGAAACGAACTCTTGTTGCTAACCTTGAAAACATAAACTACGGAGAAAGCCGTGAGGTATTTGCCGATGGGCCGCCATGTTTACAGAACTATGTATCGGTAGGCAAGGTAGAGAATAACAGAAACATCTTTCTGTCTCAGTGTGCCCCGTATTGTAAGGCAAAATATTCTGATAATTGGAAGAACTCTCTTGAAGAGATTAATCAAAGGCACTGTGCCCCACCACTTCCCGCAAGTGAATTGGTAAGTCTACAAAATCAGTATCAGAAAAAAGATTATTTCTATCAGTGTAATATCGAGCCGAACTCATCCTTCTGTAATAAAGAAGTATGTAAGTCTCGAAAGTTTGGAATTGGTAACAAATCAGACCACGCAGCAGAACTCAGTGGACTCACTATTATGTTATCTGACCCCAAGCTTGTCTTCCTCGACGTAAACGGGGGCAGATTAGAGATAACGATGGATCACTTACAGAATCAACATCTGTTTCAGAAAGCATGTATGGAGCAGTTGATGTTCATGCCATCCAAGATTAAAGAGACAGATTGGGTAACAAAGGTAAACGAAATGCTAAAACACGCAGTTCAACTAGAGGTGCCAAGGGAGCTAACAGTAGACGGACAGTTCTATGACCTTCTTGAGATGTTCTGTACGAGTCGTATTCGTGCTCAATCATCTGAAGAATTGTTTATGGGTAAGCCGTGGACAGAGGACGGAAAGACGATGTTCATGATCAATGGACTCATGGAGTTCCTACGACAGAGAAATTTCGCGTCTTTTACACGAGCACAGATACAAGAACGACTAAAGAAACTAAATGACAATCAAGAATGTAATGGACATAAGAACCTTCGTAAACCCGATGGGGGCAGAACAACCTTACGGGTATGGTGGGTTCCCGCGTTTGAGGGTGTCGAGGAACAAGTAGAGGTGGCAGAGAATGATATCCCGTTCTGAACTGATACTAGGTCCTCCAGGTTGTGGAAAAACGCATACCCTTATTGAGATCGTCAGAGAGGCTCTCTCACGGGGCATTGACCTTGATAGGATTGGTTATGTGTCTTTTACCAAGAAAGCCGTTAACGAAGCCGTAGAGAGGGCGGGATCGGCATTTAATCTTACACCCGATGACCTACCTTACTTTCGTACACTACACTCGCTTGGGTACCACGGTCTTGGTATGTCTCAATCCGATATGATGTCCCGTGAGGATTGGAAGGAGTTCTCTCGCATGATGGGTATGAACTTTGACGGAATCGTATCTTCTGATGCTGACGATGGGTTGATACTGCCCCAAGGCAGAGATAACGATAGATACCTACGCATGATTGATCGAGCCGCACTCCGTTGCGTCTCATTGAAGAAGGAGTTCAATGATCAAAGAAGCTATGATCTTCATTACTTTATGCTTGAGAAGATTGACAAGGCACTCAAGCTTTATAAGTCTGACACGGGTAAGCTATCGTTTACGGATATGATTTCTCACTATGTCAAGCAGTGCTCGGCTCCCAAATTAGAGATACTCATAGTAGATGAAGCACAAGACCTCGTGCCGTTACAATGGAAGATGATAGACAAACTAGCAAAAAACTCAGAAAAAACGTACTTTGCGGGAGATGATGACCAGGCGATACATAGATGGGCAGGGGTAGACGTAAATTTATTCATGAGATGCTCTGACAATGTGCGTGTGCTTGATCAAAGTTATAGACTACCTAAGTCAGCCTATGACATGGCAATGAGCGTGGTGCGTCGCATACGGCACAGAAAACAAAAAGATTTTAAGTCCACGGACAAGAAGGGCACTATATCGCATCACCTCGACACCTTTGATATTAATATGAACCAAGGTTCATGGACATTGATGTCTCGAACTAATTCTTTTGCTCGTGATGTGGCGGCAGACTTACGGGATCAAGGCTTGTTTTATGAAATCAAAGGGTATCCAAGTGTAAAGCTAGAGATAGCAGAAGCTATAAATATATGGGAAGGACTTCAAAAAGGACGTGAGATAGGATTGCACGAGGTAAAAAGATTATACGGACTCGCACCAAAAACGGGTGATGGAGCCGTAATCAAGCGAGGTATCATGCCGTTATTAGATGCGGAACCCCTCGACGGAACATATACATATGAATCTTTGGTGCAAAATTTAGGATTGTTAGCACAAAAGGAAACAGACGCACTGGATATGCTTCGGTTGGGTAAGGACGAGCGGTATTATATCCGTGCGTTATTACGACGGAACGAAGTATTAACCGAAAGACCGAGATTGAAGGTTTCCACGTTTCATGCAATGAAGGGTGGCGAGGACGATAATGTGGTAGTTCACTTGGACTCGACAAAGTCGTGCGTAACAAATCCCGACCAAGACGACGAGCATCGTGTGTTCTACGTTGGGTTAACAAGAGTGAAGAACAATCTTCATATAATAGAGTCGCAAAAGAAATATAGGTATGATATATAATGGTAAAAAGAAAAGAAGTATTAGAGCAGGCCGGCAACTTAATATCTAGTAAGAGAGCTAAGATATATGGGGATGCCAAATTAAATCACGAGCGGATCGCACAGTTTTGGTCGGTCATATTGGAGCAGAAGATTACTGTTGAGCAAGTATATCAGTGCATGATTGCTGTAAAGATGTCGAGATTGATTAACTCACCCAAACATTTAGATTCGTGGGTCGATATCGTTGGTTACGCAGCCCTTGCGGGAGAAGATGACGAGTGGAACGAGGACGATGGCGAAGGATAGAAAAGACAACAGCACTATAAGTTTTGAGGAACGGATGGCGATGGACGTTCTTGACGTTGATTGGAACATACCTCCAGAGTTTCCAGACCTCAGACATTGTAGTCAGATAGCTGTAGATTTAGAAACGAGAGATCCAAGTATACGGGATTTAGGACCGGGATGGGCGAGAAAAGAGGGGGAGATCATAGGAATCGCTGTCGCTACGGGCGATTATCAAGGCTATTTCCCCATAAGACATGCGAATGGTCACAACTTAGACGCTGATATGACGCTAAATTGGCTCAAAGATCAGATGAACACCCCACAAATCGACAAGATTATGCATAACGCAACGTATGATGCGGGATGGTTGAGAGCCGAGGGCATCGAGGTTAAGGGTAAGATTATTGATACAATGGTTGCTGCTCCGTTGGTAGATGAGAACAGATTTAGTTATAGCCTAAACAATCTTGGTCGAGACTATATAGACATGCGTAAAGACGAGAAGATGTTGAGAGCTGCGGCAAAAGATTTTGGCATAGACCCCAAGAGCGAGATGTGGCGACTACCTCCGAAGTTTGTAGGACCTTATGCTGAGCAAGATGCTCTTATGACCCTCAAGCTATGGGAGAGACTATCAATAGAGATTAGTCGAGAGGAACTAAAAGATGTTTTTGAGTTAGAGTCTAAACTCATACCGATTATGCTTGATATGAGAGAGCGTGGGGTGCGGGTAGACTTAGACAAGGCAGAACGAGCTAAGAAGACCCTCAAAGCTCGCGTTTCCGAGCTAAAGAAGTTCATCAAACAGAAAACATCAGTAGACATAGAGCCGTGGGCAAACGCCTCTGTAGAGAGCGTTTTTAAGGCACTGAACTTAACCTATCCTACCACAGAATTAGGGGCACCTTCGTTTACCAAACAATTTTTGCAGGCACACCCTCATGAGGTTGCCCAGGCTATTGTAAAACTACGCGAGGCTGACAAAGCCGACAGCACATTTATTGATAGTATTCTTAGACACGAGCACAAAGGTCGTATACATTGTGAGTTTCACCAGTTGAGATCCGATGATGGGGGGACTGTCACGGGTAGGTTTTCGTCGTCGAATCCAAATCTACAGCAGATACCTGCCCGTGATCCCGAAATCAAAAAGCTAATTCGTGGTTTGTTCATACCCGAAGAGGGGCAGAAGTGGGGTAGCTTTGATTACTCTTCACAAGAGCCAAGGTTACTGGTGCATTATTGTTCGGTGCTACGTCGAGGAGATAGGCATCCTATGATTGATGAGGTTATTGACGAGTACCACAAAGGGGATGCTGACTTCCATCAGATGGTAGCAGACATGGCGGGTATCTCACGAAAAGAAGCTAAGACTGTGAACTTAGGCATTATGTATGGCATGGGCGTGGGTAAGTTGGCTGCTCAACTCGTGCTGTCTAACGATGAAGCAAAAGCGTTGATGGCAAAGTACCATCAGCGTGTTCCTTTTGTTAAGACACTAGCCGAGCGTGTGATGCAGAGAGCTGCAAAGAACGGAAAGATTCGGACGATATCGGGACGTTTGTGCCGATTTGACATGTGGGAACCTAAGACTTTTGGCTATAGCAAGCCTATGAAACACGAGGATGCAGAACGAGACCT